CGAAGTGAAGTAATAGACGCCTGTATTCGTTGCTGATGGACGATAGGATCGCACATCACCAGCAGAATTCAGTCCCCCTGTAATAAGTGCCCCACCATTTACACTCACCTTGTTATAAAACAGTGCATCTCCTGTAGCGCGATTCATTTCCAATGCAATATTCGAAGTTGTACCTGCATCATTATAACGGACAAAAGTAATATTCGATCCTGCATCACTTCCCGTTTCAGCTACACTACTAGCAAGCGACATATGCCAGCGATTTATCCCATTCTTCTGTCCAACAAACCGTACTGGATTATCAGTTGTCTTATTTAGAAATAGTTCGGGTTGATCTTTAGTGATAGTAAGGTTGCCCGTCATCGTACCGCCTGACGTGAATGCGTTGTCAGCGTATTGTTTCGTTGCGGCCTGTAGTGGGGCTAGAGGAGGACCGGCTAATGTGAGTGCTCCAAGCATCGTGTCGCCAGCCTTAGCAATCTTCTCTGCATCGAGTTCGTAAAGAGCAGATTGAACGTTAGTCGATCCAATGTTTCCTGATGGAGTAATAGGGAGAACGGAAGCACTTGTTGCGCTAACTACTTCCCAAGTAGCTGTTGAACCTCTACGTCCATAGACGGAACCACTAGTAGGCGCTTCGGCCATGATGCCTTGTGGACCTGTTGGACCAATTGCACCTGTCGGACCCGCTGGACCAATTGGACCTTGTAGACCAATCTCTCCCTGAATACCTTGTGGTCCTCGTTCACCACTAACACTCAACAACCAATCTGCATGTGTGCCCGATCCACCAATCACCTCGACGTTTACAGTTAATGTATTCCCCGTATAAGAGATGATAGCGCCCCACATATAGTCGACGGTAGGATTAGCTCCACTATTAATGATGATCCTCGCACCGGCATTAAAGACACGGCCAGTCTGTGTTAGAAATACCTTAGTACCTAAGCCGATGGTAACTGATGTAGGAGATGTACCACTAAGAGCTTGAATGAAGTCGATACCGTGCCAGTAGTTAGGGAATAGAGCACGATGTTGTGCAAAGGTCATAGGAGCAGCAGGACTGGTGTGCTCAAAGAAACATTCATAAGCGAATGCGACCTCCGTATCTACAACACGATCACCAATCAAGTAGTGCTCATTATTCTTCCAGATACCTTTAAGACTATCTGTCCCCGTCATCAGGTATAGAATCGTATCGACTGTCTTAATATTACGATCGTAGTAAACGTGCCAACCCGGAAAGTCGAATTGGGGAATCTCTAGATCGAAGTACTTAGTGGTCTCTCTAACTGCGCCGCTCATCGATCTCTTCCTACTATTTTATAACCGAAGATAAAGGCGACAAAGCGTAAGGGTAGTGTGACTGCCCCTTGGATGCGGAGTTTGAACAACTTGGCTCTAGCTTCGAAAGGCCAAGGGCGCTGTCTTATAGCAAGTCTACCCGTACCGTAACTCTGTTGATAGACACCATAGCCACCCTCATCTCCTGCGACCATATCCATACTTAGATGAGGCGTCCTCTCTCCTGTAAGCTTATGTTTGTAAAAGTAATCAAGGTACATTTGCACAGTGAAATGCGCTCTACCCTTAGCATCAACATTGATTGTCTTCGTTATCTTAGTTAGATCTCGTTTATCGAAGTCAGCCCACGGGAATTCGATGGCGAAGTTGATTGGCTTACCTTCATATAGCGCCCAGTTATACGGATATGTCTCCCTATCGAGTTCGAACGTACCCGATGCTCGTGATGTATGAGCAATGAGACAAGTGAAGACTTCATTAGTATCGTTATCTTTAAGGCGCTTACCTACTGTATAGGCGACGTTATTGGCCCATATAGCGTCGAACTCGCCCTTAAAGTCTGCATAGATAGGATCGAAGCGATTCCCCATTCTCCAGACTTTACCGAACTTAGCAAGAAATACACGACCATATAGTGACGTTGTACCACATGAGAAATTCCAACCACGATAGCGAGACCATGACTTAATCTTTAGACTCTTATTATAAGTTAGGGCATAAGCTGTAGTCTCTGTCCTTATACGTATAATGTCTACGTCATCTCCTCCCCAATTTTTCGCCTCTACGATAGTATTGAGGACATCAAATGTAATGACGTTATCGGTAACGACTGATTTTACTACACAAGGATTAGGAAGGTCGACTATGCTACCTGCTAGATTCGCCAGTCTAAAGAGATCACCTTCCTCCATACCGTGATTAGGTGTATTCAGTACTGCTCGTGTTGTCCCGACGAGTTCTTGTAGATAGTAGATTGGATCATTCGGCAATCGTGTAGGAACATCATCATGGTTAGGGGCAAATAGCACATAGCGATTATCGTGCGTACTATAGATACTAAAGATGTCGCGCTCTAATGTCTTCGCGGTTAGTCGTGAGATGTTCTTCTGTATCATCGGAGCAATGAATTCACTCATTCGACTAGGAATGATAGAACTGTCGAATTGGGATTTAGCGAAACTTGGTACTCCTACCGGATCGGCCATAACGAGATCGAAACCGAGAAAGACCATGCTCTTATGTGCAATAGCTCCGTGTCGTGCAACACTATCTGTAGTTTCTGGTCTATGTATAGCCCCGTCGAAGATACCGAGTTCGACCATCGCTACTGTATCATCGAATGCGACAGCGAGTAGATTCCTAAACTTATTAATTCCTCGAATGAAGATCGATGAGCTATTAGTGTTATTTAGTTCGATATGAATACCGTCATTAGGAGCAGGCGCACCTTCCCATGTACCGCTAGTGTTTGTTGCACTTATGTGTACCGCATATGGCATCAATGGATCGCCCGCCATGATGAGCCACTTATCGAGCGCACACACATAGCGACATACTGGTACGTGAAGAATACTAAATCCATCGCCTTCATCAGCTAGATACGTACAGTTAGGCGTCTTATCAAAGTCTATCAACAACGGTTTATCTATACCATTTACGGCGATTAGTTTTCCCTTAAAGATAGCAGTAGATACGTAATCGATAGGAGCTGTCCACCCCGGTCCTCCACTTGCAGAAGACGAACCACTATTAATAACTATATCGAACGCTTTAGAGTAATCCCATATCTTCGTTACGGTCATTGCGGCGTTAATCTTTACAACTTCCCCTGCTGTATCGAATACGACAAGATGATCGTTGTAATAGACAAGCTCGATGATGTCTCCTGCTAGGTAGTGGGTATCTTTTACAATTGCCTTAGACGCTGTATCACTACTAGTTATAGTGGCCTTATTCTTCATTACTATCCCAAACCGGCCATCATCAATCTTACGAACACCGAATACCGTACCGATTATCTCACTACTAATAAGGCCGAGCATATTGCTCCAGCCAGCAGTAAACGTAATATGATCGCCATTCAATAGACCATGGCTCGTATAAGTACATACGAGTTCGCGTTGATTGATCGTCCAATTAATCGTGAAGGTAACTGCTCCTGTGAATACACTCCCTCGACGCAAGTCCGCAAACAACTCGGTACCCCACCTCACACTTAAAGTGTTATCGACACCTCTATGTATGTTGTCGAGAACAGGTTGGAATGTTGCAGATAAGTTGAGGTCATCATCAACTACGTTGAGTCCTCCGCTAAAGTCGCGAACGATAGTTGACTTAAGAGCGGCCATTAACCTGTCATCCAATCAGTGAATGGGCTAGCTGCTGGACTACCGAATGGGATCGGTCCTCTATTCATTGCCTCACGTAATTGCGCTTCCCTCTTCGCAGTAGCCTCTTGAAACTTCTTAATTGCATTAGGCGCATCCTCATCATCAGCTAAGTAGTTAAAACACGTAGCACAAACGAGTAGATCGTCATCGATCTTAACATCATCATCAGGAAGGAATGGCGCGGGCTTCGTTCGATATGTAATGGTTACGTACCCTGTTGTAGTAACGGGCCATATACGAAATAACTTATCATTAGGCACAGTCTCATAATACCTGCGAAATGTGACCGCATTCATATGTGCAGGCATAGCAGATAGAGGAGTCGTCTCACTCCCATACCAAATGAAACGAATGTCATCAGTTCGCTTAATCTTCGTCGTCAAATCCTCAATAACCTGCCCATCAAATCCATTGAGCGTAAACACCTCTCTATTAGTCGTATACGTCGGCCACCAATAGTGATCGAAGAAGATGTTAAACTGTCGTTGAAGGATGGCCGCTATAGTGTCTTCCGCGTATTGCTGCACTGATACGCCAGGTTCTTGCCTCAACTCAACAAGAGAGCGAAAGATGAGATCATGGAAGGTGGTCATCATCACTCCTGAAGAAAGGGGACCCCTTATACATATAAGGAATCCCCATTAACATTAACCACCGTAGTGCTGGATGCCGTAGAGTTCAGTAAGATCACAGACGCCAATGATAGCGAACGTCTTCACTCCATTGGACGCACTAGTGAAGTCAACAGTACCACGAGGATCACTCGATGATGCTGTCTGTGCCACGCTATTAGATGCACCAGCAACGAACGTACCCGCAGTAGCACTGATTCCATCTTCGAACCAATTCTGAACTGCGAGTGTTCTATAGGGAAGTCCGAGCACATCCGTCCAGCCAACGTTGATCGAGATACCTTCAGCATCAGCCGTCCAACTGAAGGATTCGACCCATCTGTAGATCTTAAGCGAGTTGACCGGAGTCGCACTATTAAGAGTAAGTGTCTCCATGACAGGCTGACCGAGATAGTCACGCCCACGAATGGTAACGACGTTCGTTGTTGATGCTGGACCAACAAACGAAAGCTGCCGACCAAACGGTGCAAGTGAGTTACGCAGATAGGTAGTAGCGAACGCATTCACACTACCCGCTACGGCCCAGTTACCACCAGCAATGATACCGTTAGTACTCACCGTTGGCACCGCTCCGAAGTCTGCACGGAATTCGCCCGTCATGTAGTCGATGTCAGCACTATACTGAGCATCAGGCACATACATGTTGACGTTTGGATTCCAAGTGTCGAAGTGTTGAGAGTTGACACCCATTGCCATTTACTTGTCTCCTTTCTTGAGCGGACGATGGACTTCCCCGACTACATCACTGGTCTCAAGATCGATCAGTTCTACATGTTCGGGATCACCAACGAGACGCTCTACTTCTGCACGAGTCCTTACTCTGATTGAGTGGCCTTTCGGAAACTTGAGGATAAACGATGAAGGCTCCTCAATTTCCCTATATTCAAAGAGCCGCTTCTCCTTACTATAAGTAGCGACTCGTCTCTTATACGCCCCTCCTTCTTCAACGATGAACTTAGGAACGGGCTTATCGACTCTCGTTTGTACTGCTTGTGCCATCTCTCTCACTCATTAATAAGGACAGCGTGAGTACGATAGGCTTTCCACATACAGAATTGGCCTTGCCATACAACACGGCTACCATTCGCATCCACGTTCCATGGAGCAGTCAACTCCTTAACCTTCATATTCACATGCTTAAGGATATGAAGGCGTAGATACTTCGAGTTGATGAAGTATGCCTTATTCACAGGACAGTCTTCATCATACATCATTGGCACAGATTGATGACTCACGCCTTTAAAGCCTAAGTCCATCATCTTCTTGCCGCTGTTAGATTCACCAAGATTGATCGTAACCTTATCACGTACCGCTGCACGATAGATGCGATACAAGTTACGACCAGTAAGGATCACATCAGGCTGCTCACCTTTCACAGTGAGGTCCATAAGAACGTCATCGAATGCTTCTTCAATATTGGTACTATCGATACCACCAACATTGAAGTCATAGGAAGAAGTACGCCACTGTGGTTCAGTCGCGCGAGACAGGCCACCCAGTGTGC